TATCACTGCCTCCTTGTCTTTAAGAGGTAGGTTATCCAAAGCAGCACGATACTCAGTCTTAAATGCTTTCGGATCTTCTATATCTTTGAAGTCATAGAACCAAAGACCCTCATCCTCAAGTTTAAGTGCCTTTGATGCTATGTTACGTAGGATCTGACCACCAGAGAGGTCTCCTAGGTAACGTGTGTAATGGTGACCCACTAACAACTCTGGTTCTACCTCCCGTATCCTATTGACATAGCATTGGCAAGAGTCAGTAGGTTTAATGATGGATCTCCAGTTAGGACCGTAGAAGTATCTAAGGTCTCTCTCTAGATTATTAACTCTCTTAAGAGAGTCAGAGAGGATAGGACTCAACGCTGGATTGTCTTTGTGCTTATCGCACTCTTCCTCCAACGCTCTGTAAATAAAATAGAAGTCAGCTATAAGTGTCTTATAACTATCCTTGCTTACAACACCTTTGAGGAAGTTCTTTACGAACCCAGTGTTTTCAGCAGCAGTGTGAGACTTCTTAGTCCCTTCCTTAATCTCTTTCGCAAATCCCATTACATTTTATACGGTTTATCGTCTGTTGTTATTTTAAGTGGTGCCTGTTCGACTCTGATGGTCTGTACTGGACCGCTACTTGCGTTCGCTAACATCTTTTCCATCTCTTGTTTAGTAACAGCACCATTGCCATTACCATTCATCTTCATGGTACCATCTCCTTTCTTAGAAGCAGTCTGAATCCCGAAGCTAGCTAAAACTCCAGTAAAAACTGAAGCTATGAAAGTTGGATCAATTTTCTGTTGCGGTACCCCTGGTATAGCAACATAATTAAGGGTCAGTATCCCGCCCGACCACACAAGAACGCCAAGTCTAACAAAAGTAGATATAATTGCGGCTTGCTCCTCCTGATCGGGAAGGATCTTGTCTTTAATCTTTCCTAGGACACCCTTTTTCTTAGGATCTTCCTTTTTAACTTCGTCAGCCATAATACCAGTGTAACTGGCTTATTTAGGAAGTGATAATCCTGCTGGTGGTGCTGGTGAAGGTGATGGTCCACCTGTTACTCCACCTGTTACATCAGGTAACGCTCCTCCTATCGCTGGCCCAAGAGCTCCAGCAACTGAATCCATAACTTGTGATTTAACTCCATCAATGATGGATGCTCTATTGACAAATACGTATAGCCCACTACCGACAACGGCAAGAGATACAACGCTAGACGCAACAGCAAGTACATTTACAATTTTCTGCATAATTTTAATTCAAGTAACTTATTTATGAGGCTCAACCCTACAGCGAAAAAATGCCCCGAATTTTTTTTCGACTTTTTTTGAAAACAAAAAGTCATTTTCGCCTGTAGTAGACATCATAATGTTTTTTGACACCAGCGGATATCTTATGCTTAGAGCACCACTCATCAGCACAATCATAGATGTTCTGAGGGGGATCCTTTGGGTAGTAGTGCATTAATATTTTAAGGACTTGTCTACGTAGTACCAAGTCGTCTTCACTTAGATCCATTGTCTTCCAATGCCTTTTTCCAATGCTCTATCAGGAGCTTTAGTTCCTTTATCCTATCCTCTGCTGTCTTAATCTTTTCTTGTAGTTTCACTCGAAATCGATCCCGTGTTCATCAAATGGATTTTGTGTAACTATGGACTTATCTTTCGGTTCTACTAGATCAGGTAAACGTTCTTCTACCCAGTGATCTTTGTTATCTATACCAGCAGCCTGTACATACTTCATAATGTGCTCATCTATCTGATGATACACTGAATGTAAGTTGAGATCCATGTGTATATCATGAGCGATCTCTGCTACTTGGTGTTCTGTAAAGCAATGATCCTTATGTAAAAGGTCACAGCATGGGACTCGACGCTCAATCATTTCATTAAGATTGAGTTCGATATTATATTCCTTGGGAATCATAGTGTGGATAAACTCGTGGTTCTCGTTCGATAACGATAGGTACTTCAAGTATCTTCTCAAAGGCATCAGCCATCCTACGGTAACCCGATCCGACGTATAATTGCCCTGCGAATACTGATACTGTAGCAGCACCCCAAAATATATAGTACCACCTAGATTTAACCTGGTGGCGTTGCTTTTTACTCAACTTTGTCATTATATACGTGGTAATTTTTGAACTAAAGGCATCACATCACTCTCTACCTTCTCTATGATGTCATCTACTACGTTAACATCTAGATCCATAAATGGTGGAATGATACCCAGAATTCTTAACAAACCATCTACAAACAAAGCAAGGCATATAAACCCAAGGATCATACTAATAATGGTGGCATCACGATTATGTTTTGCCATCGATAATCTATCAACCTCTTTTGCTTCTGCTAAAGCATTAGCAATCATTAGATCAACTTCTTTCTTAGTATAAAAATCTCCTATGAAAGGAATGTCATGTCTGTCTGGACTCATTAGTAGTGCTAAGATAAAATTATACTAGCATCACTTGAGGAATATGTCAATACATCGCTGCTCGTGCTCCTTTAACTGAAGCCCAGTCTTCTGCTATTGCTGCATTAATATATGTCATGTGTGTGCTAGCTAAAGCGGTATCTCCTCTCTCCGTTAGTTCTCTTTGGACTTTAACGTACTTACCACCTCCCTTTATATGCTCATATTTAGTCAGATCTGAGGCAGAAAATGGATCAGATTCGTTTTTCCACATCTCATATGTCAATCCACGTGGTTGTTCAAAGATATATCCATCCTTAACAACGTATGATGGTTGCCAAATTGTCTGAGACTCCCATTCGTTATTGATCTTCTGGACTTTAGCCCATACCTCTTCAGGTTTCTTAATAAAGGTGAGTGATATATTATATCCTGACTCTTTTATTACCTGGTGATCAGGGAACAGTAGACTCTTCTTACCTTGCTCTGATGGTATTAAATTCGCTTTGAAGAAACGAGGTACCTCTACGGAACGCATGTCCTCATAGAATACATTGTCACCTGACATAACAACTGTATCTGAGGTAGATCTACGAAGAATATCCTGATAGATCAGTTCCATCTTCTTAAATGTACCAACATGCCTAGAATAGATGGCACTATTATCAGTACACCATTGCTTAAGGTATGCTGTCTGCTCACCAGTACGACAAGTATCATGTACGTATGGTGTTATACCTGGGAACCCAGTTGATAATGTCTTTAAAGAAGTGACACCACTAGCTAATTCAGAAGCACTATCGGTGTCAATAATTACGTGTACTTTCCAAGTCATCGTCTAGTTAGTATCTTCCATAGTATTTAGATGTCACAGATGCCCTGTATAAGAGATGGATCCTGTGGAACCATTAACATCTTGCGTCCGTCCTTACACTTAAGTAGGATGGGTTCTCCCTTCTCGACCCTATCCATATACTCCTGCTCATTTGCTTTGAGTTCCTTCTCTGTAATTTCAATCACCATTGATCCTCCTGTAGTTTCTTGACCCACTCTTTACGGCCACAGTATCCATGGGCATCACCAGTCTCTTGGTTATAATGCTCCTGTGTATGTAGCACCTCAATCATGAGAAACAAACCCATCATCATCATCGGTAACATCCACAGTGGATGTCCGAAGACTTCACAAAATTCTTTGTAGTAATCTTCAAACTTCATAGCAGTAAGGCATGAAAAAAGGGAGTCCGAAGACTCCCTATTAATTATATCACATATTCAGTGATTTAGAATGACCACTTAGCACCCAACTTAGCACCGTAACCGTTATCAGTGTCGCCCTTAGCAGTTGCGAAGGAAACTTCACCGTAAAGTCCTAGTGAATCTGTAGCAGCGATAGAAACTCCACCCTTTCCAGAGAACTGAGTATCTGTTCCGTCTACACCGTCAGTTGCCTTAACAGCAGGACCAGCTTGTACATAGTATCCTAGAGCACCAGCTGTACCTTCGTATCCAATATGGATATCTGTAGTAGCGTCTGTATAATTTGAACCAGTTAGATTCGCATTGGTTTCTACGTTCACATAAGGACCAGCAAAAGCGGCTCCAGAGATTAGTAGAGGGGATGCTGCAAGAGCAGCGATTGTTGATTTGATCATGATAGATTTGTATTGTCTCGCAGGAATAGTACTAAAAAAACCCTGCGGATGATAGCTCCCCCGACATGGGGAACTTTGAATCCAACGCAGGGTTACGATCTTTCGAGTCCTTCGTTAAGTATTGTGAAAATTGGCACATGTGCCAGTTCCTCATATTATTTAGTATATACTATCCCTTGACATTCTGTCAACACCCATGTGACACTTGGTATGCTGCACCATCCCTCTTGAACACTGGTTCATTGAATGTGATGTAGTCAAACTCCTTGTCACCACAGGTATGTGTATGTGGTACTGTCTCACCAGTAGGCTTAATAATCTTCTGCTTAAGTATCATCTGCTTGAAGTTAGGTGGTTCATACTCTAGGGGTAATGACCGTACTAAATCTCCAGGTCTCCTGTTCCATACATCAAAGTACAATGATATATTAGTCTCTAGGTTAGGTAATTCCATGTAAGAATACTTACCTTCAAAGAGAGTAAGCTTTGCTTCCTCTTGATAGATCCAGAACACTTCAGTTGGTTTCTCATCACCATACACCATGTCATTGACCATCAATCCACTAGCAGAATTGTATAGGTCAACCACACCAACCCACTCAGGAAATATCTTCTCTTCTATACTCTCATCACTATCCCAGTGAGGACCAGTGTAAGTGTTTCCCTCTGGTGGGATGTACACCCAGTACTCTATACCTAAGCAAGGCTTGGTAAAGAATCTTTTATATAACTGTTGAAGATACTCCTCGATCAAATTGTGAGGGGTATCATCCATACCTATCCAAAAATTCTCACGACCTATCCTCTTGAGTTGAGTACTCAAGTTGTAGTTGGTATGACCGTCATGTATATGTCTGTAGATCTTAGGATATAAGTTTGACTTCGCCACTTGACTTCGCTTCCTTCATGATTTGGTATTGTATGGAAGTCATATCCCATACCATATCATCTACCTTTCTCTTAGCAGACTCTTCATCCTCAGCTTGTACCCTTACCCAAGTATCATACGTGACCTTGGTATTGACATCGAATGTTTTCATTTTTTTATGTCTATAAAAATAAACTCCATCGGTTCATCAGAATAATTATATGCCTCGTGTACAACATCTTGTACATCCCAGACAGTATACTTACCTGACTCCCAACAGTTAACTTTTTTACCATCCCATATCATGTAGCACTTCTCAGGATCTACAATGAGAGGTACATGTATCCTCCTGTAACGGTCTGGATACACGTCAGGATCCTTGTGCTTAGGTAGTTCTGTGTTCGGATAGAACATAGCACCTGTAGCAAAGAGAACCTCATCTCTATCTAGTATCTCAACGACTTTAGGATCGTCCACAAGAGATGTACGGACACCTTTAAACCCTCTGGTACCCTTGAGCCAACACATATCTATGGGTTGGTTAGAGTATCCTTCAGCGGTAGGTGCTTTACGATAGGGCAACTCAGTAGTCATACCCCACTCGTATATAAGATCTAATTCTTCAGTCGTCAGCATCAGGTTTAAAATAATCCTTACGCATGTACCTACCTAGTATATTACTATTGTAGTATTTTGGCAAGCCATTTACGTGTTCAGTTAATACATTATTTAAGAAGAGTTGTCTAGTCTCTTCGTAGTTTACTTTTCCTGCTGTCCTGTGGAGACTGATGATCTCTCGCTTGAAAACTGATCGTCCAAGCTTTTTAATGTCGTCTGTAAGCTCTTTAGAACTTCCGTAGTACTTTTTCCAGTCACTCTCAGTCGTAACCTTGCGTTTCCCACCTCTAGGCTTTCGACGCTGGGTAAAATATTTACGTCCGATGTATTCTTTACCCGACTGGAGATTTGTAATGCGGTAGACGTAACCGAAGAAGCCGTTAATGTCAGCAGAAGTAAAAGTTGTACCCTGATAGGTCCAGGGGTTCTCATAATTTCCTTCCAAAGTTTGTTCATTTTTTTCATAGTTAATCTGGGTAGCCATCGTCATCGTCATCGCTATAGTATCCCTCACCAGTACGGTATTGGTCTACATCGGAGTAAACTTCTACTTTAATCTCGGCCATAACTTCTTCGAGTTGTTCAAGCAGTTGCTTGAGCCTCCTTTTCTCCATAAAAATATCCCCGACTACTATATGTAGCGGGGATAAGTTTTGACAATTCCTAAACAGCAGTTAGAACACGCTTGTGTCCTTCCTTGTTAACATGGAACTTTACTCCACGGTATAGTTCCACGATTTCTGTAGGTTTCTCTGTCTGATTAGGACGGTTCTCGGTATCATAAGAGATACCTCTGTAAGTGACTTTAGCCATGATGACTCCTAAAGTAGTTGGATTTTAAGGCCCGTTCCTTTAGTCGTTTGCGTCCCCCTACCAGAGGGATGAACGTACCGTTCCGCGACTTACTTGCGACCCTAATGGGTTGAACGTAAAGGTATGTTAGCATACCCATACTATATAGTCAACTCTTAGTGTATTCTTTGATACAAAACTTAAAAAACCCTGCGCGTAAAAAATATCCCGAATTTTTTTTCCGATATTTTGGTTACCATTCGACCCATCCCGTACAGATATACTTGTGATGTTTTTTTGAGATCTGTCCGACATGTTTGTGTGTGATACCAGCAGGAAAGATAACTGTCTTCCCTTTCTTAGCTGTGATTGTCATGTCATTGTTAACTAAGATAGTACCACCATCAGGTACATCATTAAGGTAAGTGATGTACACCAACTGTCTAGTCATCACCTCTGCTTCAGCATCTATGTGTGGGAAAAAGAATCCTTCATTAGGTTTATAGTATTGTACCTGAGGTAGTACTCTGATACCTATGTCACCTGGTAAACCAAAGTGATTCCAGTAGTCTGTATAACATTCAGTGATCCAGTCCATGTAATCATGGAGTCCCCAAACATCTTCACCTAAGACTCCATTCCATACATCCTCAAAAGATATCTCTGTACTCTTCTTCCTATCCTCCTTAACATCACTGGCATCTCCTCCACCTACCTTACCTGGTACAGTGTGTCCTTTCTCATGGGCAACCTTAAACATATCAATGATCTTGTCACATCCATCATGATCATACCAGTAGTCTCTTACGTACCGATCCATGGGATCTTTCTCAACTCATCAAGTATATGTTGATATGCCTTTACTATATCTCCCTCATTCTTTCTGAATAAATCCTTGTCATATCTTTGTCGTGTACTCTTCTTCCATAGTCTCATACTATCAGGGCTTATTTCATCAGCAAGATACAACGCACCCTTATCATCTTCACCAAACTCTAGTTTGAAATCTACAACATGGATGTCCAACTGATCAAAGATCTTTGTGAAATGCCAATTAATTTCTCTTGCTTTACGTCTAAAGATCATTGGATTATAACCCATAAGTTTAACCCTATCATCAGTGAGTAAGGGATCATCCTTAGCATCATCCTTTAGATAGAACTCTACTAATGGTGGGTCAAACACCATACCTTCTTGAAGATTAGTCTGTCTAACAATAGATCCTGTTGCTATATTTCTAACCACAACCTCCACTGGAATGATATTAACTCTCTTACATATCATTTCATTAGGCTTAGGGCAACTGACATAGTGAGTCAGTATTGTATCCTGAAAATATTTAAAGAACAGTTCAGATATCTGACAGCAAACAGCACCCTTACCCTTAGGATAATCTACTGCCCTACCGTTACCAGCAGTAACCTTATCATGATATACAATTTTAACTAAGTCTTCATGTAAACCTATAGCATCTATCGGAAAGACACTCTTAACTTTACCATGGATCACATCATTCATACTTTTTAATACTCTGTTCCCATTCTTGTAGTGATGACTGACAGTCAACTGGTTCTGGATCTTTATACCCCTTCATCTTTTTCCACTTATTATAAAGAGCACCTAGTATCCAAGATTGTGAAAGACTCTTAGGCCCATTCTCTAGCAACTCAAGTTGCTTCTTGTCACTTGTGTATGCTTTGTACTCTTCTCTCCAGTTAGAGTCATCATAATTCATTTAGTTTCTTCTATTGCTTCCTTGATTACAGTCTTCAACTGTCTTAGTTTTTTCTTACCAAGACCAGCACGTGTATCTATCTTTACCTTCAACCAGTATACAAAAGCAAGTACCAGTATAAACTGAATACCTTCTCCCCAAGATAGATTCCAAGCTTCATTCAGATCAAGGGATGCTGCTGCTAATAAATTAATCATCGTTAAATCCTTTACGTTTTTTCCAGTCGGCATACATCCGACCATAGACCATCCCTTCATGGGATTTGATAGGTGAACCCTTTAGGAGTTCCGTTTCTCTCTTGTTAAGATCGACAGGCATGGCAGCGTACTCTCGCTCCCAATCTTGAACGTCTTTAAAGAACTGTTCTTTATTCATAATGAAAAGTTAGCAAACGTTTTCTTATCAACGTCTTGCTTAATGCCACCGACCACATAGGATTCAATCTCTGTCTCCTGTGGTGCGTTCTGTTGTCCCTTAGAATTTAACCAGTGGTCAGTCCAAGGTAAAGGATTACTCCTCATCGGCACATCATATATAGGATCCAATCCTATGGATCTTAGACGACGGTTAGCAATAAACTCAACGTACTTCTGTAGTAGTTTCGCATTCAATCCTATCATACTACCGTCCTTAAACAAATATTCTGCCCAATCTTTCTCCTCTTCAACACATTCCTTGAACATGTTTATGGTATTTTCCCTTTCCTCCTCTGCAATAGTAACCATTTCGGGGTCGTCTCCCTCTTGCCACTTTTTGATGATCTGTTGAGTAAGGACAAGATGTTGGCTTTCATCTCTGGCGATAAGAGAGATAATTTTAGCGGATCCTTCCATAAGTTTGAGTTCTCCAAACGCAAACGAGCAAGCGAAGGAGACATAGAACCTAATGCCCTCAAGAATGTTAACATTGAGGACGGCACGGTATAATTTTCTTTTGAGTTCTTTGAGTTCATAGTGGGATAGGAAAGACCCTCTGGCAGGTTCTCTATAAAGGTTGCCAGTGCCCCATTCCTGGGCGTCGTTGATGAGTTCATTGTATGCTTTAGTGACTGACTCGGCTCGTGCTATTATTTTAGCATCGTCCAAGATTTTGTCAAACACATCAGAGGGGTCAGGGTATACGTTTTTTATTATGTATGTGTATGACCTGCTATGAATCATCTCCATGAATTCCCAGGCCAACATGGAAGACTCCAGTTCTGGCAAGGAACACCAAGGGATAAATGCCATACCTGGTCCTCTACCTTGTACACTATCTAATAAGATTTGGTACTTAAGATTGCTTGTAAATATATGTTTCTGTTCTGGTCTCAGTGTCAGGTAATCAGCACGATCCTTCTGAAGTGAGACCTCCTCAGGTCTCCAGAAATAACCCAACTGTTGCTGAGTTAACTTATCAAAGACAGGATACTTGTACTTGTCATACCTTTGAACACCCAATGGTTGACCAAAAAACATTGGTTGTTTGGTCACTTCAACGTGGTTGGTATTGAATACCGTTACCCCATCAACGTCATTCATATCTTTAGATTGTACAGGATTCACAGGCTTCTTCATCGCTTGTCATGATATCGTTGATTAAATTGTTGAGAACTAGAGTCTCAGGTTGATCATCCTTCCATCCTATTGGATGAGCAGGTTCATCAGCATCCTTCTTAGCATCATATGTATTCTGATAATAAGAAGTCTTCCACCCATACTTATAGGTTGTTAGTAAATCTTGTGCCATCACAGAGGTTGGTATCTCATTGTCTGGATACTTCTCTGGATTATACGACCAGTTACCACTGATACCTTGGTCAAAGAACTTCTGCATCACTGCTAAGACTTTGATGTAACCCTCATTGGATTCCATATCCCACAGCAAAGTATAATTGTTCTTTAAGTGGGGAAACCCAGGAACAATCTGCTTAAGCGGTCCTTTCTTTGATTTTTTAACGGACAGGTAGTCTCTAGGTGGTTCGACTCCATTGGTTGCGTTTGACACAATGGAGCTGCTCTCCGAAGGCATTTGTGAGGACAGTGTTGAGTGCCTAAGACCGTGGGTGGTGATAAGTGTCCGTAAACTATCCCAATCATGAGTCAATTCATTTGATACTATTTCATCGACTTCCTTCTTATAGGTATCTATAGGTAGGATGCCCTGAGAATATTTAGTACGATCAAACGCAGCACATGGACCTTTCTCCTGTGCTATTTGATTGGATGCTTTCAGTAGATAATACTGGAAGGATTCACTTAACTTATGTACTAACTTCCATGCTTCTGGGTCACTATAGTGTACCTTATTCTTAGCAAGATAATGTGCTAGTCCAATGTATCCTATACCAAGAGACCTACGTGCTAGTGTGCTACCTTTAGCAGCAGCAACTGGGTACTGCTGGTAGTCTATCAACTCTTCTAGTCCACGTACAGATAGATCACACAGTTCCTCTAAGTCATCTAGTTTAGTTAACTTACCTACATTGATAGCAGATAGTATACACAATGCTATCTCACCTTTCGTATCATCAATGTGATCAATGGGATCAGTAGGTAGAGTGATCTCTTGGCAGAGATTACTCATGTTAACCTTGTCTAAGAAAGAACTATGACTATTACAATGGTCGATGTTCATGATGTAGATACGACCAGTCTCTGCTCTCTCCTTAAGGAGATCTAAGATAAGTTCTTGGGCAGAGACAGTTGTCCTAGGAATTGATCCGTCTTCTTCGTACCGTGTATAGAGTCCATCAAAAGATTCACTTCCATAAGCATCCAGAAGGCCAGGAACATCGTGGGGGCTGAAGAGAGAAATACTTCCGTCCGAAATGAATCGTTCATAGAATAACTTGCTTAGTTGGATACTGTAGTCGAGTTTTCTGACTCGGTTGTCGTCGGTTCCTTTGTTGTTTTTGAGGACGAGGATGTCTTGGATCTCCTGATGCCAGATAGGAAAGTGGACAGTAGCTGATCCTCCTCTAATACCGTTTTGCGTACAGCATCTGACAGTTGATTCAAATTTTTTAAGGAAGGGGACAACACCTGTGTGTTGAACTTCTCCCCCACGGATTTTAGAATTGATTCCTCTGATGCGGCCTGCGTTAATACCGATACCAGCCCTCTGTGCGACATATTTGCCAATAGCCATATCACTGCTAAAGATAGAATCGAGGGTGTCATCAACATCAACCAGAACACAAGATGCAAATTGACGAATAGGGGTTCTAACTCCAGCCATGACTGGCGTTGGGATGTTGACTCGGTGCTTGGAGATGGCGTTGTAGTATCTTCTGACATAATCTAGTCTCTTATCGTGTGGATAGTTTTGAAATAACGTTGCAGCAATCATAACATACATTTGCTGAGGTGTCTCGAAATGTATACCAGTGCTACGATCTTGTACAAGATATTTATCGACCACTTGTCGAAGTCCTGCGTATGTAAAGAGATAGTTCCTACCTTTGTCAATGAATCCATTTATTTTATCCCACTCTTCTGCTGTATACTTGGTGGCGATAGAAGAATCATACACACCTTGCTTGATACAGTTCTCTACATGTACAGCGAGGTGAGGGATCTCTTCTGGGTGTCCATGGACTGCTTTGTTTAATCCAAAGAGCAATAACCTAGCAGCAACGTACTGATAGTTAGGATTCTCTTCTGTGATCAGATCACTTGCTGACCTGACTAATATTTCTTGTATGTCTGCGGTCTCTATTCCGTCAAAGAACTGTAGTCCACTGTTAATTTCTACTTGTGATGCTGAGACACCTGCTAATCCTTCACAGGCAAACTCCACCATCTTGTGAACCTTTTCAAGATTGATTTGTTCGTAGTGTCCATCTCTCTTGTGTACTTTAATACCGTTGCTCATACCTTCCAATCTGATAGTTGTAACTTTGCTTCTAATCCTTGGTAGACATTTGATTCTACCACATCCTTAACATTTATACCTGTATTGTACATGTCATTGATGTCTTTGTCATCTATACTCTTAGGCCAGATGACTACTTTATCTCCTCTGTCAATGGCGTTGGAGATTCTGTTGATGATCTCTCTGTTACGAGGTTCGTTATCATAAACGTAAATATAATTGCTCCAGCCAAACGACCTAGGATCAAGGTCACTCCCAGCCATCGCAATGGAATTATCCAAGAAGAGGGAGTCAAACGGTCCCTCCACGATGTAAATAGGTTCAGTTTCATTAACTCTATCAAGTCCAAACACCTTCGGAGAATCCTCGTCCAGCATTATAGTAATGTATCTCATCTTAGCATTGAAATCCAATGCTCTTCCTTGAAAACCTATAAGATTTCCATCCTTATCATTAAGTGGAATGATGATGCGTCCCTCGTCATCCTTGGTGGATTTAAAGGTTTTCTTTAGTGTGTTAGTCCACTCCTTAAAGTTAGGACAATAGTATAACAGATCCAATTTGTCAACAGGAAGTCCTCTTCCCATGACGTATGCCATTGCTTGATGTGTTTTATTTAGAGATGAGATTGGCTTGAGATTTACAGTTCGTTTGAATGTTGGCTTCTCAAAATTAAACTCTGGTTTGGGTGAGCTACGATGCTTCCCAGTGAGTCCCTCCTTATACTTCTCCATGAGATACTCATCGTATACCATGGGGTGTTGATCCTTCAGAAAATTAGAAAAGGATCTGCCCATACCACAGTTGTGGCACTTGAAGACAAGATCCCCCTTACTCTTAAAAAGATATCCTCTTGCCTTGTTCTTATGCTTCTGTGAATCTCCACAGTAAGGACAACGAAAGTTGAATACCCCGTTAGATTTTTTCTTAAAGTTGTTTAGTTGAGAAGAGATTCTATGAACGTATGTCGAATCTATACTCATCCCTTAATTGATCTGCTGGATATACTATAGCAGTCTCTCTTTCATTAGTCAATAGTGGACGGATAAAGTTCTGTCCTATAGGTGAGACTGTAAAAGATATAACACTGAGTGCTCCAAATATAGTCCACATCTTTTTCTCCATGATCTTAAGGCGATCATCTACCTTACGTATATCTCTCTCGCATCCTGCCTTGATGTCTAGTGCTTGTCTGTTGACCTCTCTATGAACTGACTCGATCTTTTCAAAGAGGACACCATCTATTCTATCCTGCTTGTCAAGCTTCTCATTATGAACGGCCAGCAGTTGACCCATCTTTACAGAGTTATCCTGTAAGGAATCCACAACTCGTTCGAGTCTTTCTATTATAGCTGAGTTAATATTTTCCATGAATAATATTTATACCTACCAGAATAGTCTATAGATTCCATTAATCTTTAGTCCATGACCTTGTAATGTTATCCTAGTGTCACCCTTCTTGAAACTATCACCTAGTATCATCTGATGTATGATCCTACCAGTATAAAAGAATGAATTGCCTGGTATATGAGGGATGATCTTAGGTATGTACTGCTCTAGATCACCACAGTCTGCCTTGAATAAATTATACTTCCATGGTCTCTCTATAGCATGTTGTCTCCTTATCTCCTTAACATATTCTAAGTTCTGATACCTGTCTATTATATCGTGTGGATACTTCTCCTGAAGTGCCTCAGAATCCCTCTGTAATGCCTCTGGAAGACCCCAAAATCCTATCGCAGAACCTCTGGATGGTCTAGTAATAGTAAACGTAAATGATAATGGTTCAGAGATGTCTATAACAGGACCATACTTCTTCTTTAAAAAGGGTAAAGCATACAGGAACTGACCATCCATATGTAAGCACCTGTGATGTTTCTCAGGATTAGGTGCGTCATCAAACTCATAGATGTGGAACCCAGGCAATGCTAACTCACCCTCGTAACCACATACTCCTATCTGTGGGGTGAGTGCTTCTAATAGTTTATGGTAGACCCAACCGAACTTCATGTTGAGTACCCTATTGGTTATATTCTTATGCTTCTCATAGTATTCCCATCCATTCTCTGATGCGTCCATGTATAGAGTGGCACCCAGAGTAGAGTAGTGCATGAAACTCTCTAGGTCTTCAGTGTTAACTATGTCATTAGTAGGGTGCCAATTAGTTCTCTGCTTCCATATACTTCTAGTTCCATATAGATCCTCGGTTACCTTCCTTACCTCATCATCAGTGAGTACCTCTACAATACCTAAGTTCAAAAGTATAACCTCCACACACCATCACATTTTAATCCATGACCTTGGACAGTAATTCGTCTGTCATATGGGTGACAGTTCTTAGCAGGGGCTATCTGATGTACCACATGACCAGTAAAGTATACTAGGTTACCTTCAATATACTTCTCTAGTATTGGTTCATAGGTTGGTTCGTATCCATTGGTAGACCCATTGTCCCAGAGATACTTGTTGTTCAGTACCTCAACCTTATCCTCATTGGGTTGGAAGTTAAAGTTATCGATCATCTCCTGATCAAAATTAGCCCAGTCCCAAATGAATAACCCACCACCATTCCTAGGCAACGTAACTGCCATAGTAAATGATAGTGGGTTCGTAAAGTCTACTTCGTCAAAGCACTTCCAATAACATCTGTGCTCTTTGTATTGTATATCTGTATGGATACTAGCGAGTGGTTGTTCTAATAATCTACACTCCCTCTCTGTCATCCTGACATTTTTCTTCTGCCCAAAGATATGAAACCCAGGCAGACCAAGCATGTCATCCACAACACACAGGTCACCTAACTCTTCTGTTAGTCTGGCACATAGAATCTTATACATCCACGAGAATTTCTTCTTGAGGATAGGATTCAGTGCTGTCCTATGTTTGTGGTACTTTCCTATGTCATCACACCCTTCCAGATATGTGACAGCACCAAGAGTCCAAAAGGGTACGATGGGTTTACACGTACTCCTATTGAGCCATAGTTTATCTAAGCTATCTACTTCGCGTTCTAATCTTTCCCTCTCAAGAGGGTCTAATACTTGTGGGAGTCTACCGAACTTAAAGTTCGATGAAGTCTTTAAGGAATGTGTTTGACTCTCCGAAGGTGTCGAGGAAACCATTTTTATTACTCTCACTTAGTTCATTAAATTTAACCACAACGTATGCTGCTTCCTTTACTGTTAGTTCCATAGAACTATCATCAGCAAAGAAATATGTAGTAGGGTTCTCATGGTTCTGTTCGATCTGTTCGATAAGACACTCAAGAACTATACCACCTTCGTATGCTTCTTTCTTAGCTGTCTTCTGTGCTGCAGCAGCAACCTTCTTCTGTCTATCCTTTGCTTTCTTTTGATAGTCAGTGGCTTTAGCACGAGATATAGTCTGGATCTCTTGCTTTCTGTTTGATGCACGCTTCTCTCGTTCCTGTTTCTTTTGCACCTTACGACGCTGTGAAAGGAACTTGTAGGCTTGCTTTGTAGCTTCACCAGATTCAGCTAAAAATTCTTCAGACATTTTCTTTTTACGTTTAGCGAGACGTTTAATAAGTTTACGAGCTTGCTTACTCCTACCATCTATGTAGGTAGGATCATCTCTTCGATGTTCCCACTGCTTACCTGCTGACTCTTTCTTCTTACGAGATTTAGTAGCACGTTTGGAGAACTTCATGATTGGATCGAAACCAGCGACGGCACCCTTGCCTGTGACTGGTGTGTTGATAGGTCCAACATTACCACCGAATGTTCCCATCTCAGCGATTCCATTGGTCATATCTCTCTCAACTCCTTAATAATTTGCTCGTTGATTTTAATTTGTTTTAAACTATCAGTTTCTTTCTCAGGATATCTACCTAAGAAAACCATGACAGATTTAATAATAGACCAGTACTCCCTATCCATCTTGTAGAACAAGAGGGGAGTAGCAGCCTCACCAAAAACATTGTATACGATAATGATATGATTGAGGAGCAAGTGTAACTTGACCTCACCGTTCTTAAGATACTTGTTGATGAGACGCTTAATGTATTTAAAGCGTCTCAAATCATCCAAGAAATCTTCTTTCGTTACGGCAGATGGATTATCATAATGTTTAATAGCAAAGAGGACATAATTTTCCTCGGTCAATTCAGTAAAGTTCATTCATTAACTGCCGAATGCTAGAGTTGCTGCTCCGTTAGTGATAACTTCAGTAGCACCCTTAGATGTGGTAACCTTAACTCTGTACTTGTAACCGTCTAATGCATCACTAGCAAGTGCACTGTATGCCAGTGTTGCTGTAGTGAAGTCTGCATATGTAATACCAGTGTCTAATCCACCAGCACCACCAACGATGTCTGTCCAAGTGTCACCACCTGCTATCTGCCTCTGCCATACGTATGCAGGAGTACCAGACTGGTTCACAGATACTGTAACAGCGAATGTACCTGCTCCACTTGATGAAGTAGAGTTAGCAGGTTGACCAGTAATAGTAATAACCTCTAGTACGTCTGCTGCTGCTGTATCATCAGCTTGTGTCTCAGATGCGTTCGCTTCTGGGTCACAGATTGTAACTAAATGCTCTGCCTTATAACGAGTGTTACCATGATTGTCGGTAAAGGTGTAATAAGACCACCATCCTGGTGCGTTTAATCCTCTGTCCTTATTGGACTTGAGTTGCGCTTCTGTGTCATCAACGAAGATGACTGTTTTTGTTTGCGATGATGCTGCAATTCCAATGCCACCTTTAGTTTTGTTGTCATTGCTGTCATCCTTTCCGTAAAGGGACATGGTATGCTATCTCCGAGTTAATTAATACCTATATTTTATTTATATTAAGGCTATTTCTTAGGAAACAATGCCTTCTCTAGCTTTGCGACGAGTAAATCATCGATGTCGTTGTCTGTTTGGGCAACGAGTTTCTTTAGAATCTCTATCACCAAGTCCTTGACTTGATCAGATTTTACAGCCTTGAGCACGACGCTCTTAGCGACAGGAAGAATTAAAGCCCACATAGTATTGAATAGTAACTATTATATATAGGGATCTTCCAGCTCAAAATCTGTCAGTGTTTCTAACTGATCAATCGAGTAGTCAAAGATGACAACAATACGATCATGATTGCCATTGTGCTGAGCCCAATGCTTATCGTTATCATGAAATCCGAAAACATTTCCTACCTCCCAAGACCTTTTACGGCCACGTACACTTAACCAAGCTTCGGGATCTGTCACGACTGGGAAGTGAACCCGCATAGAATCTATGTCTCCCTTATGAGGATTTATCTTTGTGCCTGGTTTCAAACGGGATATTGTTGCGGACTTTAACAATTTCTTTAGAATGTCCTCTTCCAAATACCCTGCTGTCTTAGGACATAGGTCAATGAAACTCTGATATATCTTGGGACCTACCTTCTTGACTTCTTCTAACGTAGTATTAAAAAGCTTTGTGAAACTAACCATCTCACTGAGTTGGTAGTCTCCATCTATAGCAGTACAACCTACGGCATTAATAGGAAAAGGGATGACTCTCCAGTCTCCCTCCCATAGCCTTACTCTACCTAGATTACGATCATCAACCCACTGATCCATGATCCATTCGTCAAAGATAACTTTGTTAGCTTCAACATAGGATAAGACCTCAGGTATGATCTCGTTGTAATGATTTTTAAGATTACGAAATGAAGAGAGGTGTTCCAACCTATCTTCGTACCAAATTTTTCTCATTCTATATGTTCTTCGGAACCACCTAGTGTATGTTTGCCATGTGCGGTGGCAAGCCGATACATCTTCTCATGTATGGAATCATATCCCTGTTCTGCTGCGTCTATCCACGCATCTTTGATGTCTTCTGTGTTCCATTCAGGGTCAC